AATATTATACGGATGGCCGCTTTTGGAGCGTGAGGATTTTGAATTAAAGCACACTTTACCAAATTACAATTATGCCATTAGAGTCTCCATATATATAGGACTCCGATACACCGATACATAGAAAAGATTGAGAGACACCGATTGACTTAGTCAACATGGCAGCCACCAATCGGTTTAAAATAAATGCCAAAAATTATTTTCTCACTTATCCCAAGTGCTCTCTAACTAAAGAAGAAGCACTTTCCCAATTATTAAATCTCGAAACCCCAACTTCTAAAAAATTCATTAGAATCTGCAGAGAGCTTCACGAAGATGGGACTCCTCACTTGCATGTTCTCATCCAGTTCGAAGGAAAATTCCAGTGCAGGAACAATAGATTCTTCGACCTTACCTCCCCAACCAGGTCAGCACATTTCCATCCGAACATTCAGGGAGCTAAAAGCTCAAGTGATGTTAAAACCTACATGGAGAAAGACGGAGACATCCTTGATCATGGAGTTTTCCAAGTCGATGGAAGATCAGCTAGAGGAGGTTGCCAATCTGCCAACGACGCATATGCCGAGGCAATCAATTCAGGGTCAAAAGCACAGGCCCTCAATATATTAAAAGAGAAAGCTCCCAAAGATTTTGTTTTACAATTTCATAACTTAAATTCAAATTTAGATAGGATTTTTACACCTCCAATGGAGGTTTATGTTTCCCCTTTTTTATCTTCTTCTTTCGACCAAGTTCCAGAAGAACTTGAAGAGTGGGCATGTGAAAACGTTGTCAGTGCCGCTGCGCGGCCTATCAGGCCCATTAGTATTGTAATTGAGGGTGATAGTCGTACCGGAAAAACAATGTGGGCCAGGTCACTAGGACCACACAATTATTTGTGCGGTCATCTCGACCTGAGTCCAAAAGTGTACAGTAATGATGCCTGGTATAACGTCATTGATGACGTCGATCCGCACTATCTAAAGCACTTTAAAGAGTTCATGGGGGCCCAAAGAGACTGGCAAAGCAACACCAAGTACGGGAAACCTGTTCAAATTAAAGGCGGAATTCCCACTATCTTCCTCTGCAATCCAGGACCCAATTCAAGCTATAAAGAGTATCTGGATGAAGAGAAAAACAGTGCGCTTAAAAACTGGGCTCTGAAGAATGCGACCTTCGTCACCCTCGAAGAGCCACTCTACTCAGGTACCCATCAAAGTCCAACACAGGTTAGCGAAGAAGAGCAACAGACGTCGGAGGGTTGATCTACCCTGTGGATGCTCATACTTCATAGCCCTAGCCTGTCATAACCATGGATTCTCGCACAGGGGAGTACATCAATGCAGCTCAAGCAGAGAATGGCGTGTATATCTGGGAGATACAAAATCCCCTTTATTTCAAGATAACGGAGCACCACAACCGCGCATTCCTTCAGAATCACGACATAATCACAATGCAGATCCAATTCAATCACAACCTGAGGAAGGCATTGGGGATTCACAAGTGTTTTCTAATCTTCCGAATCTGGATGACTTCACAACCTCAGACTGGTCGTTTCTTAAGGGTCTTTAAGAACCAAGCACTTAAATATTTAGATAGTTTAGGGGTTATTAGTTTAAACAATGTAATTAGAGCAGTAGATCATGTTTTATGGGATGTATTGCATCACATTTTGTACGTTGAACAATCACATTCAATAAAATTCAATATTTATTAATTAGATACAGAATCATAAAAATAGATCCGTATCTTCAATGTAGCATACACAGGATTAGAGGCGTGCGTAGACGCCATATACAACATCAAAGCATTCTCACTATGATTCTCATACTTCCCAGCCTCTTGCTGGTTATAAACAACATAATTATTAACCCTAACAAACTTCTTAACCAAAGCCTGCTCCTTGGACGCATAGGTTCCACCAGTGACAGTTGCGTGCCATTTCCTCAATACTTGGTAGCGATCACGAAAAACATTCTTCACAGTTGCAGTACTGGGCTCATTATCAAACATATTAAACACCTCACCAAAATCCTGGGGTTTGTCAACAGGCCTCCTGTCACGACACAAAAAAAACATCACACTATTCGTGTGATTCTTAGTTTTGATACTCTCATCCATCCACACCTTGCCCAATACATATACGGACTTAACACAAAACCTCTTACCGACCCTATGAGTTAGCCCAATTCCACGGGTGACATCACTAATACACATTACCTTCCCAATATGGGATATGTCATGTCTAGACTCGAACGACTGAACCTTACATGGGCCTTCGCATCCTCTGGGAACATCAGGACTTCTGTACATTCTGTATATTCTGGGTTTCCGATTCATGGGCCTGTTGGCCCATGCTCGTGACTTTGTGACGCGGACAGTGGGGACAGCTACACGGCTCGTGTACGGGGTCTCGAAGTTGAGACGGCGACGCACCTTCGATGCGGGAGTGGAAATGATTATATCTGCTGGTCGCTTCGACATAATTCTTAGCCCTAATAACTGAGATTAAATCACGAATTAGATCGTAACCCAACGAATCAGGTGAATACGTATTTTCTACGAGCTGTAAGTATTTTACAGCAAGCATACACCGGAATCCGTGAACCGTATCGGGGAACTCGTTTAAAAGAGGATCCCACATGATGACAAATCCCACTACTTGGTGGGCAAGTATATAGGCCCACAAGCCATTAATTAAGCTTTAAGGAGCGTCTATTATTGGACCACGTGCTCTGGGGACCACTTTAAAAAAAATCGCGGCCATCCGGT